ATATCCTTATTAGGAACTAGGTTAAAGTATGCTACAGACGGAGTAGTTGCGAACGCTGCTCTGTTGATTCGGAACATCAAGTCTTGATTTAGAATTGGATTCCAATTAGATGCATTTTGCGATTTAAAGAAGTTACCAATATAAGGTTGTTCTGAAATGCGACGCAAGTTTCCTGTTTCGTCAGTATATTCTCCACCGAGAGAAGCTGTCCAGACAACATAGTCTGGTGATTCGGTTACGAGTTTAATCGCATACTCAGTGCCTGGTAGCAAGTAAACTGGATCGGTGAATGTGAATTTCGTTAAAGTCGAAGCGTTTGCAACACTTGGTGTATTTGATGTGTTGACATATGCAGCTTCAAGAGTGCGTTCTGCAATAATGTCGTTTGATGGTAGACCGTTTTCTACTCTTGAGATAGTTACCGAGAATGGCAGCTGTTCGTTAACATCTGTTGGCTTTTGCTTGAAGAACAAGTCAACAGAAGTGACAAACACACCATAACCATTCTTCACTTCTCCGTTGACAATAGAATTGCCGCGTGGTGTGAAGAAGGTCTGTGCCATATACTTGCGGTCATTAATCTTTTGAGTTTCGTTAATAACCTTTGGTGCTGCTTGTAGTGTGCTTGGTGTCTGTTCGCGAAGCACATAGTTACGAGCATTTTCTGCACTGTTCGTCTTACCGACTGCGCTATACTTACTGATTGCACGCATCTTGTATGCATTATCATTATAGGTTGCTGTGTCTGTAATTGTAAACACTCTTTCACCAGTCAACCACTTTAGGTTGGACTCTGATGGAATATGGAAAATTCCATGCAACGCACCAACATCATCTACAACATGATTGCCTAATGAGTAAATGGAGTTTGATGTGCACAATGCTGGTAGCGTTGCATCAACGATTGCTTCGCTCCATCCGTTTGCTGTATTAGCAATAACCTGCACAACATTTGCCCTAAAGCCCATGTTCGTACCAGAGACGATAGTAATTGTGTTACCAACAATCGTAGAGATACCGTCACGAGTAGTATTATTTGATGAGATTACAATTGAACGAAGCGGTGAGTTAGCAGTATTTGCACCAGTTACAACAGAAGACAATGCAGTATATGCATTTGCTGCACTGATTGTTCCAAGCGCAGTACCATTAGCATATGCCAATGATTCACTAGCCTGGAATCGATTGTTTGCCATTGTGATAGTTGCTTCGCGAGCATCAGCGATATACTTTGTTAAGTTCCAAAGTTTGAATGCAGTTGCGCTAGTGAGTGCTGTTTTGAGTGAACCGAGAACAGGATCTACAACTAGAAACCCTGTCGTAGCATCAATTCGTTCCCACTTTTTAATCTTGCCTACGAATGAGAATTCAGGCTGGATGTTTGTGCTGTTAAACGAGAAGGTTAGTGCTGTTCCTGCGTCTGTTTGATAAACTAGATCGTCAATTCTAAAGTCTGTATCAGCAAGATCTGCTGACCCAGATCCTTTTGTAACTTTAATTGTGATGAAGTTATCATTTACATAGACTAAATTTTGTGTGCCAGTGCGCGATGTGCCGAGCACCTCACCATATGCCTTTGATGTTGCTCCATAAACTCCTTGGTTAAGTTTAACAGCTGTTAGAACACTGCTTGAGGAAACATTAATTGCAGAGGCTCTTTGGCAAAAAAGATTAACAGGGATTTCATCAAAGAAAAAGTTCGCAGTTGCATCAGGCTTTAAGTTTTTAGCCGAGAAGTTAATATCATTTTCGCGAATGAATGGGCTTAAACCAACTGAAACAATTGGTGTTTCATTTTCTTCAGGTGCAGGAAGAGGAAATATTCTATCTCTACCGCCACCACGAAATCCATCATCTCGTTGTGCTCTAAGTCTTGCGCGTCTAGCCAAGTCTATTCCTGTTCCCATGAGAGTTTCCTGTTAAATTAATTATACATCATATCGAGAAACGAAAGAGTCAGCACTTAATATGCCGTTTCTATTCCAATCTGGAGTAAAGATATCTTCTGATTTTGCTGCTGATTCTTCAGAAATTTGTCCAGTCCATGTTGAATTTAAGAATGTAAATGGAGCAACACCAGTAATGTTAATATTTATTGGCTGTGTAACTGGCGCATCGATTACATTTACTGGGGCTGCATATGCTGGAATTTCTACAACAGGATTTACAGTAATTGGGAAATTTTGCCCAGAAATTACTGTGTTAAAGTATGTTGTGTCGAGATAATTTCCAGCACCGATCGATCTGATAACCGCAGTTGTTAATGCAGGATCAGGTGTATACTGAACTTGGCGCAACTCGAAGAATCTACCCAACGAATCAGTAATCTGAGGCTGATGCTCTAGTGAATAGAAATAATCACTCTCAGGTGTTAGCGTAACGAATCCTTCGAATTTAGCAATCATCGCTGCCTGTACAGTCTCAACGCCATCTGTTGTTGCAAGTTTTTGCTCAGCGAATGGTGTTTCTGTATATGGAATAGTTACAAACTTATCGCGAACATTATTGCCAGTTGATGTTGGCTTCAATGTAAACGCAGTGATATGCTTGTATGGAGAAAGAACACCATTTTCGATTGAAGATGCAAAGTCATTATATGTGTCAGCGTAAATTAGGTTCTCAAACTCATCAACAAGAGTTCCGTAAATAGGCTTGTTGACATCTGGTGTGATTGGTGATTTAGGCGGATCTTCAATGATTTGTTTTTCAGATTCGTTCAGAGCAATAAACGACTCAACTTCCTTGAGGCGATTATCAATCTCAGAGATATCCTTCATCGTGTAGCGACGATTATCAATAAATCTCAAATCAATAGATTTAAGTGATGCTGTGTATGGTGGAATGTATAGCGTATAAATCGCCATAGAATTTTCGGTTTCTGCTGGCTCTTGTGGAGTCAACGATGGAACACCACTCAACATCTTGAACTCTTTATCCTTCGTGACAACGAGTTTATCGATGCGCGGTAGATAATAGTCGTAATCTAGTGAGATAGGATCTGTTGGTCGTTGAATAATTGATGCACTAAAATCATAATTCTGGAACACTAGTTCAATTGCTGTATTTGTTGCAGTTGTTGTAAACCCAGATGTAACCGTAACGGCTTGTAGATTAATTACAGAGTTTACAGTTCTAAAATCTCCACCAACCTTAATGATTGAACCAGTTGTAATTGGTGGTGTCAATACATTTTGCGACAGGGTTGTGTTTGCAAAAACAGTAACGGCACCTGAAACAACATTTACACGAGCATCAACTGGTGCAGTTTTGTATGGTGCGACTGTTGTTCCAGGTTCGCGGATAGGGCGAAGGTCAATACAGTCACGAAGATTGTAGTTTTTACCAGAAACGCTTTGGTAGATTGGAATCTGCTCAGTTTCATAGATTGTATTAGCATATGATTTAGCAGATAGATAACCCGAGCCTGTATGCGTGTAGTAATCAAATAAGACTGCAGTTTGTCCAGTTGGCGCAGAGGCACCTGGTTTTAGAATAATTGCAGCGTGGTCGTAGTAGTTATCCGTTTGTCCGCTATCGAATGTGTATCTGTCAGTAATATCAACCATGTTTGTAGTATTTGGTGCATGGCTAATATTTGCTGAGTCATAGATTTTGTTAATCTGAATCACATCAGAAACGAACAATGCTTGACGCTCTCCTGGAGTTTTGATAATTACATTAGCCTGAGTGAACCAAGCAATACCGTTTGCAAGAGAAAGTTTAACTCCACTGTATCCAGAAACATCTGTTGCACCAGCAAGAGTATCACCAGCTGTTAATGCTGAATTCGCTTCAACTAATGTTTTTGTACGACGGAAACTTCCATTAGCGTTTGTAATCTTTGTTGTTACATACACATCACCAGTAAACGATGCGCCTGATGCGCTGTCAGTATTAATAGTGATAGATTGAGAGGTTGTTCTAAACACACTCTTACCAGCAGCGGTTAGATCAACAATCTGACCTGGTGTTGATCCTGATGTTGGGACAACAATAATATTTTCAATCACATCAGCATTTGAGACTACTTGACCATTAGTTCCAAAGTCATAGTTTTCAGAACCAGTTAGAGCAAGAGTTAATGCGCCGTTAGTTACAAAACTTTGATTCTTTGCAATATACTTTCGATATAGATCAACATTTGCGTCGCTATCGTAACGAATATAATAGTTTGGCAATTCAAACACCATCTTGTTGAATGTTGTATCTTCAAGAATGGCGTTGCCTAGTGCGTCTTTACCTGCTGCAGCAACATTACCCTGTAAGTTTGCAGAAGTTAGTGAGGTCGTGTTCGCAATCATCAATGATTCTGCGCTGCTCACTGGCATAGTAAGTGAGAATCGCTGGCTACCTGCAACAGTTTGCGTATAATCACGATCTAGTGTTGCAATCTTAGTTGTACCGTTATACGCCAAGATCTTACCAGCTTCGCCTTGAATCTGGTCTATTAGTGTTAATGTACCACCAACATAAGCATCAGTTGTGCTTGAGAAGTTAGAACCAAGATTTACAGTGCGAACATTAGAACCAGCACCACCTGTTACAGAAACAATTGGTGTGAAGTTTACATCTGTTAGATACGAGTAGTATAGCGTTGCGCTAGAGGTTCTTTCGATGTTCTTTAGTTTTGCTGTACCGATGCGCGTTGCATAGTATTTTGAAGACTCGCCGCTAGACAGATCTACAAGGTTATTTGCTACACAGTGTATGTCTAGTTCGTCTAGGTTGTCTGATAAAACAATACCATTGCTGGAACTACCAATAACATTGGCTAGTTGGATTCGATTGCCGTAATAGACTGACAAATCATAATCTTTGTTTGACTTGAATGTTCTAGCGCGATCGCCAGGAATCTTTCGAGTTCCGATAGTTTCGAACTCAAATCCTTTTACATATGCCTTACCTGGTTCAACATTTACAATGAATGTATTTGCATTTTCTGCTTGACCAGCTGGTGTGTTTGCTGAAACATTAATTCTAAATGGCTTTACGGCATAGTTACCAGACTCATCATATGTGCGACGAGCAAGTGTTTTTTCCAGTTCTGAATAGATTGGATAACTTACCTGGCGAGTGATGATTCCATTTTCAACGCGGAGCAACTCAAAGAATCGGCTGTCATCTACAGAGTCTAGTGTTCTTTTAGCAAGAACAAGATTAAACTGGTAGCGGTGAGCACCTGGAGCCTGATAGTTAAATGCTTCTTGCGCTGGGTCTAGTAGAGCATTGTCTACTGATTCAGTTACAATCTCTTCGTCGATCTCTAGTCCAACGCGATAGGTTGGTGTTGTTGAGTATGGCTCTAGAACAATTGTTTGTGGTGCAACTGTTACGAAAAATCCATCAACATAAAACACGCCTTGGTTGATTGAAACGACAGAGCCTGTTCCTGTTGTATTTGCTGTAGAAGATACATTAGCAGAATTTCCAGCGGCAGTTGAGATAGTTTGTGCTGCTGTAAATGTATTACCGCGAAGATACTTCAAGAGTAGCGTGCGATCTGTTGTGGTAGAATATGTCTGGATAACTCTTCCGCGAACCTTTGGTGTGCCAGAATTGAACACAACCAATCCAAGGAAATCTTCAAGGTCAATGTCGACACCATTAAATTGGGTGTCAAGTTTTACATAATTAACTGATGTATCCAGAGTTAAATGTCCACCTACAACTGGCGAACCATCTTGGAAAATATGATTTCCGAATTGTTTAATCTGGTTTTGTAAAATAGACTGTATTTGTGTTAGCTCTCGACCCTGAACTGAAAATCCAGGGCGAAAAAGAATACGCATGTAGTTCTTTTCCAACGCTCCGTTGGTAGCCTCAAAATCGTCCCAATATGGTGATGCGTTAAAATCCATTGATTACACCTTAAAATTCTACAACAAATTTAGTTGATTCGGTTTGATTTCCATTACGAGTAATTTTTGCTCTATTTTCAATATACAAAATTTCTCCAGACAAAATATTTATATCTGGTTTTGTCACATCAAATACCTTGGCGAACGCTGATGGAGCGTCCTTCTGGTAGATAGTTTCATTTTCAATGTTGTTGATATTACCAACAATATTATTTACATAAAGAGTATTAGTAGTATCGTCAAAATGCATTACTCTTGCGCTAAATGTTGCGGTTGAAAAACTAGATCCAACATACACTATTTCGTTATGAGAAAAGTTTACTGGTGGATTAGATGTTGAAATTGTTGTATACATTGGGTAATACGAAGCAGTTCCAAACGCACCAGTTGCTAATTTTACATCTTTAACCAAACACATTTGTCTGATTAAGTCTGTTCCATCGTTTTGAACTGGCAAGTTTCCATCTGCATCGCCTTCAATGTCAACAGAAACCATGATGCTAGACCCACCTAGTTCTCTTTGTGGATCAAATCCATGACCATATTGTGGGCTAATAACTGCCTGAAGATTTGCTGTGTTACCGATGGCTTGTTGCAACGGATCTTGTATGGTGACGGTTGCGGTGCTATAGTTATTACCACCGTTTAGAATGTTAACATCTACAATGGTACCATTAACAACATCAACGCTAACATTAGCCAAAGTTCCATCGCCAGTAACGCTGACGACTGAGTAGTTGTTTACAGAACTACCTGCATAGTATCCTGTTCCACCGTTAACAATTTTAATAATATCTATGCGACCATCTTTTGCGTTATCGAACACAATAGTGTCACGAAGAACTGGCATATACTTATCGGTGAAAAATTTATTCTTTAGTCCAGTTGGAATGGTGTACATATACTTCCACTTGTACCCATCAGCCGTTTCAATGAATGGGTTTTCTGGTAGATCACCGCCGATAGTAATCTGTGGCATAGTATTAGATTCTGCGCCGTTATTATTAAATAGGCACTTAAAGACCTGGTCTTGTGAGTTTCTAACATAAAATTTGTTAGAATACTGCGTTTGAGAAACATCAACCTTAAACAAGTTCGCTGATGTGTACGCTAAACTGAATCCTGTATTGACTGTTAAGAAATTGCCAGCGGCATTGATTCTCACGACTTCTTTCGTTTCATCGCCGATCTTGATAAGCGATCCTACTGAGAGAGCAGGTGTTGCAGCAGCAAGATTAATGCTATTTGCGTTTACTGTATTCGCCAAAGAAAGCGAAACATTTACATTACCGCCAGTGACAGCGGTATCCAACACCTTGATGAACAAATTTGCTGTTTGGTCATATGCAACATATACAGTATTTGCTGCCCAGTCAACTCTAGGGATAACTGGCTGAATGTCATTGCCAGTAATCTTCTTTAATAGTTGCCCGTCTTTTTGCACATCGAACTTGTATTCTGTTGTATCGTATGGTTCTGCAATTGTAACATCATCCAATAGATCTGCATTAGCCGTGTTAGCCCATGCTAAAGATCTACCAACCATAACATAAACATTTGCAAGCGGAACTGAGACCATGCTCTCAAAATTCTTTGCGTTTGTAATACCAAAATCTTTTAATACTAATGACTTCATTTGTTACCCTTGAGTTCGGATAATTCTATAAGAAACAACATTGTATGTTGGGTTTTTCTTATAAACAACATTTCCTGATGCAGTTACCGCTGCGTTTAACAATACGACATTACTTGTTGGCGTTGAAACGACATATCTATCATAAGTTGTGCTAGAGACATTGAAACTGATGTTGTCACCAGCTTCTAGACTTTCTGTGACGGCTGAAGAATTCGCAAACACAATAACATTAGCATTGCTAGTTGTTGTTCGTAATCTACCGTCACCTATTCCACCAATCGCCGATTCTAGCCAAATAACATTCGCATTTACAACATTAGCGACAACTCTAGTATACTGTTTTAAAGATGCCGTTTCCGTTGTATTTATTACAATTAAGTCACCGATATTGGCATTCAGTGTAAAGTTTGAGTTATTACCAAAGAAAACATTGCTGCTGTGTGATGTATTAGCATTTGTAGTTTGCAAGGTATTTGACGAGTACACATTTGCCGCTATAGTTACTAGGTCTTGGGTGATATTCTTCAACAGATATTTCGATAGCAATTGCATGCCAGCTGGATGTGCAACGCGATTCACAGTCTCAGTGTAGTCGTTTAGAGACTTTTCAGACGAAATTTCATATGAGAAATTGTGGTAGTAGTCGCTATCTTGTATCTTCTTATCGGCGCTGAGGAATCCATCTGTGTTTAGATAGAATCCACCGTATTTGATCAATCCTCTCAGGAACTCGGTATTGGCTTTGGCTAGTCCATCCCCATAGAAATGTGGGTATTTGCGCTCAACTGCATCGTTAACATCGTTAAATGATATCGTTGCATTGGCGGTAGATAGGTTTAGAGTGAGGTTTCCAGAACTTGTAGCCACACGAATCGGCTCTGATGTGTTAATCGAACCAGAGTAGTTAAACACACGAATAACAGTATTGCTTGCATCAGATCTATAAGAGTCGTCAACGGTTCCGCGGAAGGTAGCAGCTGCATTAGTAACACCACCCTGCCAGACAGAATCTCCAGACAAGACAAGTTGTCCAGAAGCAAGATTATCTGTAAGTATGTCGACAACTTTAAGCGATGTCAATGGTGTATTAGCGTACTCGAATCCACGGTTCAGAATTCTAAAGTCTTGAATACGACCGATATCCGATGTTTCGGCGGCAAACTCTTCACCATCACTCAATAGATAAATGTCGAATAGCGCACCAGAACCCGTTGCAACATTTCCAGTATTCGTATCTCTAATCAAGATAGATGGTGCTTCTGGATAACCTTCACCGCGATTATCTATCGTGACGCTCGTTATACTTCCGTTCGCGTCTACTGTGTGATATGCATTTGCACCAACACCAGTACCAATAAATTCAATGATGTTATTAGTTACATTGTATCCGCTGCCACCGTTTCTCACTAAGATAATACCAAGTTTGCCTGGACCGCGAACATTTGGTCTAAAGTCAAAAAACAAGTTAAAGTTTAAGATGTTTGTTTGATTAATGTTATTTTCAAAAGGTCGATCTAGAACTAATGTTTTAGTGTTAGAAGAAGAACCTGGATTGTTTACAATGTAATCTACAACTTCTGCATAGTGAGCAGTATCACCCACATCCAAGAAAAGGCGAGAGCCAGTGTAGAATCCATTCGCCAAACTATATGATGAGTTTGACGAATTTAATCGAATTGTTGGCGGAGAAGCGGATGGATTATATTGCGAAAATTGACCAGAAGGAATGGTTAAAAATCCTTGGTCTAGGGAATAGTCAGATTCGTATAATGATATGGCATCAAATATCGGCGGTTCTTCGAAGAACGATCCACCGTCATCTAAGTCCAGCGCACGAACCTTGCCGAGTGTGATTGTTTCGAATGTTAATGCTCTACCTATTTCAGTTTGCGCATTTGCATAAATTTTAACATTGCTAGTGCCATCTACAGCTGCGCCGAGAGCTAGAGATAGTGTTGCGATTTTAGTTGTTCCATTGTATCCAGTAATTTGTGCTGAATTCGGTGAACCTGTAGAACCAGTGCCGTCAAGGATTTGCACAACAAAAGATTTATAATAATCATTAGTTGTGCTAGCAGTATAAAATGCAGTGTTTAAATTAATTGTTGTTGTTGTGTTTCCCGCACCAGATGTTTGATTTGCAAACGCTGTAATATTATCAAAATCATATTCTAATCCATTTAAAAGGATATCTTTTTTATACACAATAGCATCTGTATTAAACTGGATGTTTGCACTATTGGCACCACCGTCATCGTAGATACCTGATATCAGAACATTGGCACCGATACCTGAACTTGAGATTATACGAACCAATGAATTTGGTTCTGTTCTAAAGAAGTATCCTGGTTGGATAACTTCAACAGATTCAATAGATCCCGTAGAAACATTGTTAACAACGGCGATACCCTTGACAGCATCAGGTGAATCGGTGAGACCACCAAACAATACCACTGGATCTCCAGTTTTATACTTTCTACCTGTTTGAACAACGCCAAATCTATTTCTGAACAAACTGATGTTTGATAGCAAGGAGATAATCTTAGACTTAAATGTTTGCTCAACACCATTGGTGTCAGTATACTTTACGACTAGATTTTCACCAGCTTCAAATAGTCTAGTTACATTCGACACATAAAGTTCTACGAACTCGCGACCAGTTTCACCGTCAACAGTTAGTACTGCTTTTTCAATAACGCAAGTTGTTCTAGAAATCTCGCCGATGCCTAGTTTTCTTTCGAGTAGTTTAATGTCAAAATTGGTGTACTCGCTCAACTCTACCTTGAACAATTTAGCAGAATTAAATGTTTGCGCGTTTGATGTGTTAGCGAATGGAATATCAACTCGAAGAAAATCGCCTGATGTGTTAATCGTGACAACTTTTCTACGAGAATCGCCGATACGAATATATGAATTTACTGTAATGCCTTTTGATAGGATATTAAATCCATTAGCATTTATTGTATTAGCAGTAACTGCAAACACATTGACATTACCACCCGTAACAAGAGAACTGGTGTCGGTAAATGCTAGGCGAAGTGCTTGTGGTTGTTTCCATTTACCATCAGATACTTTAAGGATATCTTCTTTCGGGAAGTAAATGTCAACTTCCTGCCCGTATAATGTTCTGAATAGAAACTTAAAGGATTCAGCGGAGCCTTTCTTAGAGTAGAAAAATTTTGCTGCCTTTATCAGTTTCTCAGTAGATAGTTCGGTTTCTTCAGGAAAATCTGGAATAATCTTCGTCTTAAAATACTTGATCAAGTCTGCTCTTGTCGTATCAACATCCATGTAATCATATAGGTCTTTACCGACTCTTAATGTTTTATTGGTTTGCTCCATATACTCATAGTATTTTTTGAGCAATGTCACGAATGTTGGATGATCGGCTCTTACGAACTCAGGTACCTGGTTCTCTACAATTGTTGATATGTAATTATTTGCAAACATTAAGAGAGAGATTTAACACTAATGTTGATAGCATTTGTATCTTCTTCGTCGATAGTGATAATTCGACTACGAGCAGATTCAAAGTTATTTGTTTCTGGTTTAGCAACCATTCTAAAGATCTTTAGTGGATCTTCGATTGAAAATGGATCAAACTCTTGCAAGGTAATCTTGCCTAACTGATAATCAATTGTTCCAGCCTCAGCATTCAATGTTGTTTTGATATTGTTATTATCAAAAAAGTAACTGCGCAGTGTACCGAAACGACCTTGCATATTTACAGTGAAAGACGCGGTTGTATCAATCTCGTCTTGATAATACAATAGTGTTGTAGCAGTTGTATACCCAACACCTGGTTTATCCACAACGATTTGTGTAATTTTACCGTTAACAATCACAGGATATGCATTAGCGCCAACACCGTCTCCGTTTATAGAAATTGTTGGTGCGGTTAGATAAGAACCTGTAGCCGAATTGATTGTAATCGATTCAACGCCAGAAGAAGATCCTGGTGTTTCTTCAAAGAAACACTTACGAAGAACACCATCAGCATCGAATTGTCCGAATGCTGGGGTTGAGTAGATTCTATAAGAAGGATCTTCGCGAGAGATAGGTGTACCAAAGTCTAGTGTGTAATTTCTAGCAGCACCAACCTGCGGAATAAGTCTTTTCTCAATAACAGTAACCGCATCAGAATAAGAGATAGATGTTTCTGCGTCGTCGATAGCACGAAGCATCTTTGACAATTTAAATCGACTGTTAAAGTTATCCAATTCAGTGTTCTTGAAGTTAGTGATTGCAGTTTGAACAATAGATTTTATTGCATCTGCAGATCTTGTGGTTTTAGTTGCATCGTAATAAACTTCAGCAAACACTTGTAGATAATTATAATCAACATCAACAAATTCTGGAATAACAGTAACGACTGACACTGGTTTGATTACATTATTAATCACATCAAGTTTTTCAGAGTCTGTAATCTCAAAACCGAGTGTTGGTTTTGCTGCTATGAATACTTTACCGTAAACAGGTGGGATGTTTTCTTCACCACCCCAAACATTAACTGCTTCAAAGTATGGGTAGTTTTTGTTGATTAGAGCTATTAGATCTTCTTTTGTAACACCACGATTATTAGATACATAGGCTTTTGGTGCACTAAATCTAATTTTTGTAACAGATTCTTGCGTATTACCACCAGATGCTGCCTTGATTGGAAAAACAATTGAACCTGTAAACCCGCCAACGGAATCAATAAGGCTAAACGCATTTGATTTATTTGCCGCCGCGCCATCTGTTCTTAGATAATTCGCTACAACAATATTTCCGTTGGTTAGACTTTTGCCGATAACCCCGTCTCCGAAGTAGATCTTGTATTTTCCGTTTCTAGTTTCATCGATGAAGTAGACTGTGGAGTTCGAAGTTACATTTGTTGCATCAGTTGCAAGCGTAAATCTCTCAGTTTTTAAACTTGTTGCAGATTCTTGCACCAATATTTCTAGCGTGCTGGTGTCAATGCCAGCGTCTGGAAGTTCAAACGATTGAGCTGAATTATTGGTAGCATTGTAAACGAATGTGTATGTTAGCGGTTGACCCTGATATATGTACAAATCGTCAAAACAAAAGCGATTACAAGTTGGATCATAGTTTGTAGTTTTGTCTTCTGTATTTACGAAAGTGTATGATACACCATTTAATGGTGTTGACTGTAACCGAGTGAATCTTGGAAGAGTTAGTGTTGCAGTTGTATCGTTAGCTGGTCTAATAATTTGTAGATTAATTGTTGCTCTTGGTGCTATCGCAGATACTGGCGTATATCCCAGCATTTTAGCATGAGAAACCACAGAATCGCGAAGAATGGCAGTGTCTAGAAACATTTCGTTGGCAATCATATTGTTATAATATGCCATGTAATGTGTGTTATATGCGAGAATATCCAATAGCGTACTTATGCCCGAGGCTTCAAAATCGAAGTCAGTAAATTCTGATTGATCGCGCAGAAAGTTCTTTAGATTAGTTTTAATCTGCGCAAAGTCTAGTTCTGTAACAACTAGTTTTTGGTCTGTATTAGCCATTAACGGACCTTCTCTAAGAAAAAGTTAATTGTGACTGGTGCCTCAAGATTATTAATATAAAATCTAATAGTAATATCGTAACGATTTTGTTCTAAATTAGCCTGAACTCGAATCGCATCGACGCCGACACGAGGTTCAAAATTCTTTATGGTATTATTAATCTCAGTCTGCAGAATGTTTGCAGTAATAAATGATACATCTTCGAATAACAAAGAGCGAACTTTTGAACCATATAATGGCTGAAAAGGTTTTTCAAATGGGTTTGTAAAAATAAGATTTTTAAGAGCACCAATAATCGCTGCGTTTCCTGTGCGTTTAACTACATCCTTTGTTACTGGATGGGCTTTAAAATTTAAATCTAAATCTTTATATACGCGAACATCTAATGACATTTATGCACCTCTCGACATATTTAGCACGGTTTTGAACAAGGATCTTCTGGTACAGTGACGCTTGGATCGCGACCATCGATGCCAACATTGCTTTCCCCAGTTCCTGTGCCCTGAGTTTGATTTGGTAGAGGTCCAATAATAACATCAGAACCATCAAACTGATTGGTTGCAGCAATGCTGGTGTTAGCGTTAATTGTTGGTCCTACAAATCCGTCTTGGTTAAACTCAGAATCAAAGTCATCTAAGATTTGAATAAATTGTCCAGTATTAGCAGTACACCCATCCTCAACTGGATATGGCACTGTAATGATGTTTAAGTAATCATCGGAAGAACTGTCGCCTTTTTTCTTCTTTTTCTTTCCACAAGCCAGAGAAAACAACTTGCCTAATGCAGATACGAAATTTTTAACATTCTTAATAATTTGTTTGTCGCGTTCAACCGCAGCTATAATGTCTGCTTTAGTATTTTTAAAATTAGTGATAGTGCGATTAATCGCCACATTTAAACTAGCATCATTCATTCCCCTGGTTTTAGCGTCATTCAAATCATATTTCATGCGCTGCAGAGCATCTTTAGCCTGAACCAACAATTCTTTTTTAAACAAAGACTGTGCTGCATCGGTAGGATTTTCAGTTGCAACTGATGTGTATTTCCCGTTTGCTAAACGAACTCTTGATTTTACACCCTTCATAAAGTTTGGATCACCAGTCATTGTTTCAATCATGCTAAATCCATTAATAATTTCATCAGGATCAATATCCTCACCTATCGACATCACCTCAATTTCGTTATTAACTTTATAAACAGGAAGATTTCGAGTTAATGTAAGTTGGTCGTTAACAGTAATAGTTGTGTCTGTCACTTCCTCAATAATAAACTCTTTGGTATCGTAAATAATTTTATTACCAACTTCAAGCTGGGAAGTCCAGGTAGTTCCGTTACCAGTAATGACCGTATCCAAACACTCAGAATTACAAACAAACGGTGTTCTTCTGTATACAATTTCATTAGTTTTAGTAGTTGTAAACGCTGTATTTACGATAAACGATGTTTCTTTGTAAAGAGTAGCACCAGTGACTGAAGAATCAAATGGTAGATCCACTAACAAATAATCGCCAGCGACATTAATAGATTGAATTGTTCGAATCTCATCATTAACAGTAATAGCCATGTTTGTGTTTAAATTTATTGTTCCTGAGGAAGACAATAAACAGTTCATTAGATTTAAAGTTCCAACATTTGCGGTTGTAACCTTTACATTATTAGTAGAGATATCAATAGATACACTTCCAGAAGCATGGGCTGCAAATACCTTTTCGGTTATAACTTTTGTTTGAGTATCAATAATAATAGTGTCGCCATAATCAAATATAGGATATGCAGTTGAACTTAGATTTGGTGTTACCACATTGCTAGAAGCAATGTTGGCTGTTGCACCAACGCTCGCAACATTACCATACAAGGTAATAAGATCATAAGCCATTTTGGACTTAACACCAGAAAGCGCGTCAGTATGATCTCTAAACTGTTGTATGCTTGCTTGAAGCGATGCATTTTGTGCAATCGTTGCCAACTGCCCAAAAGTAAATGGACCAATTTGATAGTTATCAGCAAAATTTTGGGCTTTTCCGAGTGATAATTCTAGTGCATTAAAGGTTGCTTGGACGCTTGTGTTTCCAGCAATGTAAGGAAATCTTTCGTTTAATCCAGCATAATTATTCGCACCGTATTTGTCGAATTCTTCATTAAACCAATCGAATGGTGTAGCAAAAAATTCCTGGACTGGATCTAAAACTTCTTTTCTAAATTGTTTAAATCCATCAACTAGAGGGTTGCGGAAATATTGTTTAAAGAAATTAGAAACAATATCTGCTCCCTTGTCAAAGAAATTCTTCATGCTAGTGAGGAATTTACCAAATCCAGTTTGTGCGAAGTTCAACCCACCATTTTTAACGAATGGGATAGGGACGCAGGAAAACATTAAGGCTAATGTCTGCAACAATGGTAATCCCCCGATGAGACAGAGGATAATCTTGATTATTTTACCTAAACCTGGGAAAGCGGCATACCTCTAATTAATTTGTTAATAATATCGTCACCGTACTGTTTTCTACACGAGTCCTCTATATCTTTTAATCGCATCATTGCAGCAATATATGCCTCGTGAGCGTCGATTTTTTCTTGCAGATTGTTTGAAGTCAAAAAGGATTTTTCTTCTTCTGAAAGAGATATCAAACTGACTCTTTTCGCGTCAATCATCTGCATCATATAAATTGCACTAGATTCTATACACATATTTAGTTCAACTTTTAAACCTTAATCCAACTTGATCTTAGTAGATTCTGTGGTTGTTGTAGTGGTATTTGGTGTAGCATTACTTAAAGGAGATGCGACAGTAGATGCTGCTCCTCTATCTCCACTCGAGTCTCGCGGTGGCGTGATTGAAAAATTGGTTCTAATATTAGGTGGAAGCTGTGGTCTTTCGCCTTTTAGAATTGCCTGTATAAACAGATTGGTTATTTCTTCATATGAAGCGCTCGGTAAACTCAACGATACATTTGGTCGACCGTTTTCAAAAGTTACCTTTACATCTGTTCCAGTCGTTTTCGGTAAGAAAACTGAGTTATCTTGCCCCTTCACAATGTTTACTGTGCTCGGCGATGGGTTTATCAACTCATCTTGCGCCTTCGGTGAGAATGTATCGCTGCTTGATAGCGGTGCAGACGATGGAACATATGGAGCGACATCTGCGCTAAACCCATACACGCCATTCGCAGCAAAATTATCTCCAGACATTTCAGTCTTTATTTCTTGCTGTCGTTGTAAAATTGCGATTCCTGATCCCATGATTTTCTCAAGTGTTAAAAATTAATATTTGGTGCTGGGAAATCTAAACTAGCAATAGGTGATGGTGGCGGTGGACCATTAGGCAACGGGTCTGGGATTGGATTAGGACAGCAGGTATTCAAGTTCTTTATTCCTTGTTCTTCGCTAATTAGATGTTCAGCACGACCATATGGTGACTTCACAACAACGGCAGCATTTCCCAGTATATGAGTGACTGCACCGCTAACAGTTGTTGACATTGCCCCAGAAACTTGAGTTTTTACACCACTCACGGTAGTTAATACACCAGACATACTAGCAGATAATCCAGTTATTGCTACAGATTGTCCACCTGCTATCGATACACCCTGCGGCGCAGAAATAGCAGTGCCAGACCCTGAAACAATCTCAACTGATTTAGCAAGAATACGGAGTTTGCCGCCAATCTGCAAATAATAATCGCCGTCTATAGTTTCATATTTGTCGCCATTTACATAAGTTCTTTGGTCACCCATAGTAATATCTTGGCGACTAGAAGTAGATTTTATCTTCGTAGCGCCTGTATTTGCAAATTCTAGAGTGCTTCCTGTTCTATGCGAAAGCTGTACACGCTCAGTGCCAAAGGTGTCGTCTAACTCAAACGCATGCCCAGACTCGGTTTCTGTAACATTGTTATATGGGAATTCGGCTGCATAAGTAGGGTATGCTTCATCCCATTGACTAGCAGCAGCTGTAGGAATGCCTGTGACTCTGGTTTTTCTTTGTATATCTATGGTTGTATTGGCGATAGATTCGTTTGTAACGCCATCAAACTTACCGTCTTTCTCGCCGCGAACTGGTCTTGCAAGCCTTGATGTTGTTGGTTCATTTAGATACTTTGGATATCTTGAAGGATCCTCGTCTGCAATCCTTATTCCTTTTGTATCTTTACCGAGCTGCGATGCACCAGTATCTATTTTGCGCGGCATAGCAGCATTGCGTTTATCTGCAACGCTTAATGGATCTGCAAATCCGATTTCTTTGTTTAAAAGTTCTTCTGGGATTCCAGGAACAGTTCCCATAACAATCGGATATTTCGCTTCCTTACCGTCAGCGAAAAATCCAAACACCATAGTTCCCTCTTTTGGTGGTTGAGCATTGTTTACACCATATGGAACGACAGGATGCGCCCAAGGTAAATCCTCAGTTGCAATATCAGCTTTATTTTTTGAGTGCCAACCAAAACATCTAACTTGACAGCGACCAAGTTGTAGTGGGTCTAGTCGATTTTCAACTATTCCAAACCACCACACAAAATTGTTTAATCCTAAAAAATGCGGTATCATTAAAATGCTCTCGCTATTTTATAATTTGGATTTTCGTTTTGCGCTCTATCCATTTTTGCATTTATGCTGTTTCTACAAAGAGTTAATGCAGTTTCAATATCTTCTGGTGTAATCGAATGATGAAGATGTGTTATTAAATATTCACCAGAATAATCTGAATCTCGTTCATCAATAGGAACAAATGCAGGAATATCAATCTTTACTGTGAATCCAACAGAATAGTTTGGATTACCAGGAATAATACAATACAGTTTAGTATTTTCTAAAAATTCTAATTGCATTTTTCGTGGAACAAGAGCTTCTTCTACATTGCTGTTATTTATTCTATATGGATCTTTGTGTCTTTTAGTATTACGTCTAGTATTAACTGCTGCCAAATACTCGGTAGTATTTTGCCCGAAATCTGTTAACCAATAATTTGGTGCTGCATTATATTCTTCATAAAGCGCATTACTATCTCTATTTTTAGCGTCATTTATTGGAAAATATCCTGCAACTAATGAATTTTTATTTTTAACTGAAACAATTGAATAATCGACACTGGTGTATCGCTGACGAATTAAATCTAGCGTATAAAGTTTATTAGCATAAACACCTTCTTTTGTTCCATATAACGTGTCATACCCCCGAGTAAACTCAAATGTTTTTATTATATTCGAATTTTTACCCACACTTTCGGTAGGAGTATCAATAAATTTTACTGTTTTATAAGTTAATGCTGGGTCTATTGGATCTTGTTTGAACAATGTTTCTAAACTAATAAAATTGTATCCATCTCTATTCTCAAAAAATACGAATGGAGTTCCATTTTCACTATAAGACTGTGATGCAAAATATTCTATAGCCTCAAATGGTTTGTATTTTGTTAAAACATGCACATCAGAACCAATTGTTTTCTCAATTTTTCTAACTCTCGCTTGGTTAGTTTTTAGAGTTTGAGTCAAAATATTTCTAACATGTTCTGCATTACTAACACCCTTAAATGTTCTCGAGATTGTTTGTTGATTTGAAAATATCATTTCCTCAGAACAAAAATGTAATATGTAAGTTTGAATTTGGCTATCGCCCAAAGGTTTTTTCGTTGTACAAGAATAGATTCTAAATGTTCTTTGGTAACTAACATTTTCTTCCCCTGGACGACTAAATGAAATGTACAAATACTCATTGCCATGAGCATTTAAAATTACTTGTAAGTTTACACCCTCTTGAAGTTGTATTGTTCCACTCACTACTGGAGAATACAAACTTTCATAAATTTGGATGTTACTGAATACTACTGGATCTTTTAAATCTCTGATCTGTCCATTAGATCCAATAATTTTACATGCAATAATCCTTACAGATTTGTTTGATGTACTTTTGGTTGCTAAATTATCCATTTAATACATTTTCTAGTTCTGTCATTATCCCAGGTATATATTCGTTTTTTAAAATCTTTATTTGTCTTTTGGATTCATTGAGTTCGTTTTCATAATCATAAACATAAACAGGTTTATAAGTAGAATTGATTGTTAATGTTGCAACTGTTGCGCTGTTCGCGTTAGAATTATTCGCGTAAAAAGACACGGTTTTCGTTTCAGAATTAGCAGTGCCAAGACTTTTTGTTTGAAGGGTGTTAGAAGTATAATTGTACTGATCTAGTGTAATGATACTTGTATTTGTTGTAGTCGTTGTTGCACCATCAACTTCTGATAATACTTTTTTAACTTCCAATTCGTAATGGTGAATACTTGCATACGCTTCAGCAATAGAAGAATAATTATATTGTTTTATAATTTTTCTTTCTAGTGCATCTTGTTCTAAACAAAAATCAAATTGTGGATCCACAATATTATTTGTCATACAAATCACCCAATACAATGTTGGGTCTCCGTACACCTTGGTCGCTACAATTTCTGGAGTATCTCCCTCAACTATCTGATACTTATAAAATGCAAATGTAGTGTTTAACACATTTTGCAAAAAACTAAATCTCGAAAATATATTAGTGACTGCAGCTGGACTTGATCCAGTAAAATCAAAAGAATATAATGTTTTTGGAAAATATGTAAAATACATTAATAACCTTCTTCTACTGCTTTTTGGTCGATAATCGCAGTTTCTGTAAACTGCAATTGTAATCTTGTCTCTACAGGTGCACCATCTGTAAACGTGGCGTAGCCATTAGGTGTATAATCGACGTTAATTCCAGTTAACACACATTTTTTAGTTTTAAAGAAATAATCATTTACTGGACCTTGAGCTGCTCCATTGTGAAAGGATATCTCAAACTGCGATGGTGGAATTAAATATCTTCCTGTTGAAGACTTCGGGATTATTGGTGCAGATTCGCGTTTAAATGTTTTAATTATATCTTTAATTAACTGGGATTCAGTA